CCGATTATATTATTAAGAATAATATTCCTTTTGCAGAGGGAAACGTAATTAAATACGTAAGCAGACATAAACAAAAAGGAAAAGAACAAGATATTAAAAAAGCTATTCATTATTTATCTATGATCTTAGAAACAACTTATAACTTAAAAACAAACATTATATATTATGACAACTCACAAGATACCTCTTTATAGTCCACAATCAGAATGGTTTGCGCCAGAAGTGCTTCCAGATTTAAGGTTAAGAAAAACAATAGCTGTTGACTGCGAAACAAGAGATCCAGATATAAAAACAAAAGGCCCAGGCTGGGCTACAAACAATGGAGAACTTGTTGGAGTTGCTATAGCTGTAGAAGGTTTCTCTATGTATCTTCCTATAAATCATAAAGGCGGTGGGAACTTAGATCCAAAGATTGTAAAGAAATGGTTGATAGAAAATTTATCTAATGAAGAAAATACAAAAGTGTTTCACAATGCTTCTTACGATATAGGTTGGTTAAGAAACTTTGGAGTAAATGTTAAGGGAAGAATTGTAGATACAATGATAGCTGCTCCTCTTATTAATGAGAATGAATGGACATATAGTTTAAATAATTTATCTAGGATTTATTTAAAAGATCACAAAGAAGAAAAGCTTTTAGAACAAGCTGCTAGAGAATGGGGTGTAGACCCTAAAGGAGAAATGTGGAAACTACCTGCTCCATTTGTTGGCCCCTATGCTGAAAAAGATGCGGAGTTGACATTACGATTATGGAATATATTAGAGGTAGAACTTTTAAAACAAAACGTAGTTTCTATTTTTAATACAGAAACAGAATTACTTCCTTTGTTAATTAACATGAAATGGAAAGGTGTGAGAGTTGATCTTGACCAAGCACAAATTTATAAAAAGAAACTTATCTCTGAAGAACAAAAATTATTGCAAGAGATTAAAAAAGAAACAGGGATTGAACTTGAAATGTGGGCATCAAGGAACATCCAAAAAATCTTTGATAAGCTTAAGATTAAGTATGGTACGACTGAAAAAGGCAATCCGTCGTTCACAAAAATATTCTTACAAAACCACCAGCATCCTATTCCTAAGAAGATTGTTAAGGCGAGAGAAATTAATAAGGCGCATACTACTTTTATTGACACTATCTTGGATCATTCTGTCAACAGCAGAATACATGCAGACATACATCAATTGCGAGATGGCGAATCCGGAACAGTTACAGGTAGGTTCTCAATGTCTAACCCTAATCTACAACAAATTCCAGCAAGGGATGCGTATATTGGTCCCATGATAAGATCTTTGTTTCTTCCAGAAGTTGGACAAAAATGGGGTTCATTTGATTACTCACAACAAGAACCAAGGCTAGTTGTACACTATGCTAGTTTAACTAAACTAGAAGGAGCAGACAAAGTATTAGAAGCTTATAAAACAGATCCTAATGCAGACTTCCATACTATGATGGCTGACATGGCTAACATAGATAGAAAGATTGCAAAGGTTGTAAACTTAGGTTTGTTTTATGGAATGGGTATAAATAAACTTGCTAACGAACTTGGAGTTGACAAAGTAGAAGCTAAAGCACTTTACGAAAGATATAATAATAAAGTTCCATTTGTAAAACAATTAGCAGAAGCTTGTAGTTATAAAGCTGCAACAGAAGGTTTTATTAGAACACTACTTGGTAGACTATGTAGATTTGATAAATGGGAACCAGTTGCTTATGGAGTACATACTGCTTTACCTAGAAAAGAAGCCGAAAGAGAATACGGTACTTATTTAAAAAGAGCAATGACATTTAAAGCTTTGAATAGATTAATACAAGGATCTGCTGCTGATCAAATTAAAAAATCAATGGTTGATTTAAGTAAACTCGGATACATTCCTTTAATTCAAATACACGATGAATTAGCTATCTCTGTTGATAACGACGATATTCCTGTTATTAAAAAGACTATGGAAGAATCTGTACCTTCAATGATTGTTCCTTCTAAAGTAGACGTATCTATTGGTAATAATTGGGGTGAGTCGATGAGTTAAAATAGCTTTTTAAAAGCTATAATAATTCCTAAAATTCCAGAAGTAATAGCTATTAACCAGCCAATAACTTTTAAACTTCCTCTTGATACTTCTATTGTTGATTTAAGTTCTTCTAATGTTGATGTATTTTTATCTATTGATTTAAATAAACGTTCATTGATTTCTCTTTGTTCTCTCCACAGAAGTGAACATTCCTTTTCATGAACGATCATTTGAGTTTCCAAATCTAATACCTTGTCTTCTATCATACCTTAAAAATATTTTTGTTAGCAATAAATCCGCCATCTTTTACGCGCACAATATCACCGGGATTGTTAAAAGCAAGATTGAATCTTTCTCTTTGTTCAGGAGAAGAAGCTATTGTAGATGTTGGAATAGGGGGTTTTAATTGTGCTCCTACTGGAATGTTCGGAACTAAAGGACTAGCTTGAGGTATTGTTGGTGGTGCAATGTTCATTAAATTAGGTTGAACTGGAGCTACAGGTTGAGCTGGAGCTTCTTCTACTGGAGCTAATAAAGAAAAGTTAGGTTCTTTATCATCAGTTAAAGAGATGTTTTTATTAGAACCTTGATAAGCTTTTATTCTTGGAAGAGCTTCAATATATGGGTCAGGTACGCCTAGTTTTAAAGAGTTTTGTCTAAAGATATCTCTGACTTCTTCTGATGGATCATAGGGTTGATATCTTCCTGTTTCAACAGCTGTTCTATCTGTTTTACTAACACGTTTTAATTGTGGAGCTAAGTCACCAGAAGTAGCTCCTAATGTTTTAGCTGCATTAACATTTTTATTCATTTCTCTAAATACATCAAATCTTGCTTTTTCAGATTTTTGATACAACTCTAATATTTGATTAGAAGATATGTCTCCTCCTTTTAAAGCTTCAGAAGTAAATAAGTTTCTAGCATCTGATTTTCTATTGTTAAAAGAAGTAACCATATACTTCATACTATCTACTGGATTAACTTCAATACTTCTAAATCCAAATATACCAGGAGCCTCTCTTAATAAATTATAACTTTTACCATATTCATCTGGTAAGTTTGCAGATGATTTAATTAATCTTCCTATTTGATTAGTAGAACCAGGAGTAAAAGAATCCACAACATGTAATAAAGATTTAGATATCTTTGTTCCTATTTGATCTTCTTCATTATATATTCTTCTACCATCAACATTTCTTCCACGTCTTATTGTAGAATCTAATAATCTTTCAGCATAAATACTTTCTGAAAAGAAAGGTTTAGTTAATTCAGCTATACTTTGAAAACCAGCTTCCCCTAAAGAAGCTAAAGTAGATTGTTCGTCTTTACCATCTCTCAATGCATTAACAACAGTTTGAAAAGGCCTTAATAAAGTATCATAAGGATTTGCAAAACTAAAATCTATATAAGTTAAATTACCATCCTTAGTTCTTCCAGTTGGAACTAAAGTAGAATTTTTAGACCATTTAGGAACAAATCTTCTTAAAGCATCCATTTCCTCATCACTTGTCCCTGTTAGTTTTTGCGCAAGATAAGCTGTTCCAAGAGGAACTCCACTATAAACTAATCCTGCAGATATAACTCTTTTATATCCTTCTTTAGTAATTCCTTCTGCTGCTCTTGCCATAGCTTCATTTCCTGTTTGAGCTGCAAGCTTAGATAAAGCGGCGCCTCTTTGAATATCTTTATATCCTCTTGTTATAGTATTGTATCCAGTTCTAATAATTTCCGCTGGGAAAGACATGAAGTTTCCAAGTGGAGCAAGTCTTAAAGCTTTAACAAAACTTCCAACATAGTCATAGTTTGGAACAGTGTTACGAACTATATCAGCTGATATTTCATCTAACATTCCATCATATAGTTGTTTATTATTTAAAGACTTTAATTGTTTTACATTTAGAACAGATGCACTTAACTCATTAAAATTTCTTCCTGTTATACCTTCTATAATTTGTCTACCTGTTTCAGAGTTAATATTATCCGCAGTGATACCTGCGCTTTTTAATATAGTAGAATACTTTCCTCTTTCTGCTGCAAAATTAAAACCCTTCCAAAAATCATCTTCTTTTTGATAAAGCTTTTGAGCAAATTGAGAAATGTTTTGAAATTTTTTTAATGCAAGAGGAGCTCCTGTTTTAAGTAATTGTTGTAATTGTTCTGGAGTTTTAAACTCTTGTAAGAACAATTGTCTTATTTCATTTAAAGAAACGTTAGTATTAAATACTCCTAGTCTTCCTAGTTCTCTTAGTCTATTAGCTGTTGCCAAAGTTGGTTTATTTGCAAATATAGATTTAACTAAACCTTCATCTCCAAAAACCTCTTTAAAAAATTCATCTTTATTATTAAAAGTTAAAGGAGAAAAATTACCATTAGCTGCAGAAAAAGCTCCACCACTAATTAAATTTCTAGCATGAGTAAATGCAGAATAAACTGTTTTAGCTACTTGTGAAACTCCTTTTGGAAGTAATACAAAGTTTTTATAAAGATTACCTAAACCATAAGGACCATCTCCAATAGTTGTATAAGTTTCTTCAATTGCATCTACAATTGATCTTGGAGCAATCATGTTTTCAAGTTTAAAGGCTATTTGTTCCTTACCATATTTCTCTTTTAATTTTGTAAATGATTTAAACTGATCCACATTAAATTGAAGATTAGGATCTAAACTTTGATAATAATTTCTAGCATCTTCTATATCTGTAAAAATAAATCTACCTGTAGTTTTTCCTTCAACTGCTTTTCCAGTAAATCCTAAATCATGTATATCATTATAAAATTTAGTACGATGAACAAGATTAGCTAATTTAGATATAGTGTTAGATATGTTATAAGCAGGATCTTTTATTTCTCCAAGCAAAGCTCTTATTTCTGCCGGAACATTTTTTCTTTGTGTCAATA